TCGCGCTAAAGACGTTTTGCAGTCGTCATGACCCTTGTGGCCCTTCGGGGCCACTTTTTTCTTTTTTTTGGAGATATTTATGTTTCACAATAAATCGGTTGATGCTCATAATTTTGCAATGGTTCCACGTGCTGACATCCCCCGCTCTAGATTTTCTATGCAGAAAACTCTTAAAACTACTTTTGACAGTGGTTTTTTAGTTCCTATTATGTGCGAAGAGGTTCTACCTGGAGACACATTTAATGTTAATGTCACTATGTTCGGCCGTCTGGCTACCCCAATATTTCCGGTTATGGATAACCTCCATTTGGACTCCTTCTTTTTCTTTGTTCCTAATCGTTTGGTTTGGACGAATTGGGTTAAGTTTATGGGGGAGCAGGATAACCCTGCCGATTCTATTTCTTACACTATCCCTCAACAAGTATCCCCTGCTAGTGGATACGCTATCGGGTCCTTACAGGACTACCTTGGTTTACCGACTGTTGGCCAGGTCACAGCTGGTGCTACGGTTTCACATTCGGCGTTACCTACCCGAGCCTATAATTTGATTTATAATCAATGGTTTAGGGATGAGAATTTACAGAATTCTCGAGTAGTTGATAAGGGCGATGGTCCTGATGCTTCGCCAGCTACTAACTACGCTATTCAACGTCGCGGTAAGCGACACGATTATTTTACTTCTGCTCTTCCTTGGCCTCAAAAGGGTGGTACTGCTGTAACTTTGCCTTTGGGCACTTCTGCTCCTATTAAGGGCCGTATGGATGTTACTGACACTACCGGTGTTTACCATGGTAATTTATATAACAATACTGGTAATGATGTTTATCTTACTGGTTCATTTCCAACAGGTACTCCTGGTAATTTTTATGCTGATTACACTACTTCTACTGGTTTATATGCTGATTTAAGTACAGCTACTGCTGCTACTATTAATCAGCTGCGCCAGTCTTTTCAGATTCAAAAGCTTTTAGAGCGTGATGCTCGCGGTGGTACTCGTTACACCGAGATTTTGCGTTCTCATTTTGGTGTTACTTCGCCAGATGCACGTTTGCAACGTCCCGAGTATTTGGGTGGCGGTTCAACACCTATTTCTATTTCACCTATTGCTCAAACTACTGGTACTGGTATTTCTGGTCAAACTACCCCTCAAGGCAATTTAGCCGCTATGGGTGTTTACCATGCTAATAACCACGGTTTTACTCAGTCTTTTGTTGAGCATGGTTATGTTATTGGTGTCGTTTCTGTTCGCGCTGATTTGACTTATCAGCAAGGTTTACGGCGCCACTGGAGCCGATCTACTCGTTATGATTATTATTTCCCTGCTTTTGCTATGCTTGGTGAGCAAGCTATTCTTAACAAGGAAATTTATGTAACTGGTACTTCTACTGATTCTAATGTTTTTGGTTATCAAGAACGTTGGGCTGAATATCGTTATAACCCTTCGGAAATTACTGGTCTTTTTCGTTCTACTGCCACTGGTACTATTGACCCTTGGCATTATGCTCAGAAGTTTACTTCTTTGCCTACATTGAATTCTACGTTTATTCAAGATAATCCGCCTCTTGCTCGTAATTTGGCGGTTGGTTCTGCTGCTAATGGTCAGCAGTTTTTGCTTGATGCGTTTTTTAATATTAACGCTGCTCGCCCTCTTCCCATGTACTCTGTACCTGGACTCATTGATCATTTTTAAGCCTGCATCAATCCCTTCGGGGATTGATACAGGGAAAGGTTTTTATGGATCCCGCTACTGTTGCTTTAATTTCTGCTGGTGCTGGTTTTTTGGGTCAACAATCGACTAATGCCGCTAATGTCGGTTTGGGTCGTGAGCAAATGGCTTTTCAGGAGCGTATGAGTAATACTGCTTATCAACGTCAAGTTGCTGATATGCAATCTGCGGGTTTAAACCCTATGCTTGCTTATATCAAGGGTGGTGGTGCTTCTACACCAGCTGGTGCTATGCCTCAAGTTCAGAATCCTATTTCTGCTGGTATTTCTTCTGCCGAGTCCGCGGCTCGTACTTCTTTGACCCAAAAGCAAGTTCCTAAGGTTGAAGCTGAGACTGAGAATATTGGTGCTGATACTGTTTTGAAACGTGCTAACACTTTGTATGCTCTTGCTAATGAGAAGCTTTCATTTGCATCTGCTGATGAAAAGCGTTCTCATATTGCTTTGATGGAACATCAGTCTAAGAAGATTTCTGAAGAGGTTAAGAATATTCCTCTTGAAGGTGATCGTTTGATTGCTGTTGTTAAACAGCTTGGTGCTTCTGTTGATCTTATCAACAAGCAGTCTAAAACTGAAGAGCAGCGTGTTCTTCAGATGACTGCTCTCGCTATCAAGACTCTTAAAGAGTCTGATTTACTTGATGCTGATTTGAAAGCTATTGAGATGTCTGGTAATTTTGGTAAGGAGTTTGGTCAATATAAGCCTATTATTGACACCCTTACTTCCATTTTCCGTATGTTGAAACGTTAAGGAGTTTTTATGAAATTTGCTTCCGCTTATGATGATTTTGATGCTCGTTCTAACGAGTTTGGTTTGACTTGTTTGGATGATTCTTTGACTCAGCAGCAATTTCGCGATGAGTCTGATATCAACACTATTGTTGATCGTTTTATGAAGACTGGTTATCTTCCTGATCCAGTCTCTATGCCCCAGTATGTTGATTACGAGGGCGTTTTTGATTTTCAGTCTGCTATGAACGTAGTTCGCCAGGCTGATGAGAATTTTATGCGTATGGACGCTAAAGTTCGCAGTAGATTCCATAACTCTCCTCAAGAGTTTTTGGAGTTTTTCGCTGATCCAGCGAATTCTGAGGAGGCGGTTCGCCTTGGTTTGGCTGTTGCCAAACTTAAGGAGAGTCCTCCTGTCGATGCAGCTCCTGCTGCTTAATCGTTGATAGGCACAGTTCGCTACTTGATGTAACTGTGCCTATTGACACCTTTTTGTTTTTCTGTTCTACTGGAGTCACTATGAAACCTCTTCATCGACACAATGCCAATAAGCACTCTAGTGCTTCTTCTTTTAAACGTAATATTTCAACTACCAAGTTGATTAACATTACAGCCGGCCCTATGCGCGGCGGTATCCGTTTGTAGGCTTAGGTGTGTACAACTCCTTGGACACATCCAACACACGGCCCCACGAAGTGTGGCCAGTGTATCGAGTGTCGCTTGGCTTATTCGAGAGAATGGGCCATTCGTATCACCCACGAGCAACAGATGCACAAGGTGTCTTGTATGCTGAACCTCACGTATAACGACGATTGGTTACCCGAACATGGTCAACTTTTTAAAGATGATTTGCAACGGTTTTTTAAGCGTTTGCGCAAAGCGGGTTTCAAGTTTCGTTACGTGGCTTCGGGTGAGTATGGAGATATCTCACGAAGACCTCATTTCCACATTGCACTTTTTGGTGTGGATTTCTCTGATGATCGTCGTCGTTTTGGGTCTTCTAATGGCGATCCCACGTTTACCTCTGCCATGATTACTAAATTATGGCCTAAGGGTAATCATTTGATTGGTACTCTTAATTTTGAGTCTGCAGCATACATTGCCCGTTATATCTTGAAAAAGATTAAGGGCTTGCAAAAGCCTCCACCTTTATATGTTGATGAAGTTACTGGTGAGGTTGTTTTGCCTAATCCTGAATTTTTAGTTATGTCCAAGGGAATTGGACGTTCTTGGTTCAGAGATTATTTTTTTACAGATGTCTATCCTCATGCTTCTGTAATTACTGCTCAGGGTTCTAAAGCCCCAGTTCCTCGTTTTTACAAAACTCTTCTCAAGGAGGTTGGATCCGATCTTGCACTGGATATGCAGTATAGGTCCTCGGTTCGTGCCGAAATGGACCTTGAACGTAAAGCCTATGAGGACCTTCCAGTCCGCAAAGCTTCTCGTTCTTTCGTTAGCTCTTCTAGAGCTTCTCTTTCAAAACGTATAATTTAAAGGTCATATCATGATTTTATTTGTTGTTTCTGTTAAAGATCGCGCAGCCGATGTTTTTAACCGTCCGTTTTTTGTTCCCCATCGTAACGTTGCTATTCGTGATTTTACTGATGAAGTTAATCGGGTAGCTGCTGATAATCAGCTTAACAAGCATCCCGATGATTTTGATTTGTATCTTCTTGGTGAGTTCGATGATTCTGCTGGTTCTTTAATTAATAACCAGCCTCAGGTCCTTGTTCGCGCTAAAGACGTTTTGCAGTCGTCATGACCCTTGTGGCCCTTCGGGGCCACTTTTTTCTTTTTTTTGGAGATATTTATGTTTCACAATAAATCGGTTGATGCTCATAATTTTGCAATGGTTCCTCGTGCTGACATCCCCCGCTCTAGATTT